CTCGGACCCGCACTTGGCTTATGGCCAGGATCCTGCTTATTGGGCAGGATTAACCCAACGGCGTTTGAGTGTAGCGACACCGTGACGCGCGACACGCTCTAGATGGAGCGGATCGGTTTCGAAGATTCTTTGTCTTCTTCTCCAATCCCACTCCAACTGAGCTGGTCGCCTCCGTTCGGAACGTGATTGCTCACGCCTATCCAGAGACAACAAGCTCTTAGCTAGAGCACCGTATCCCTCCAGTCGATCAGTGCGATAGACTGGTGCCACCGTCCATGCCTTTACTTCAAAGCGCATGAGCTTCGGGTTCCACCTTTCAGCGGAAACCGCAGGCAGATACGAGATACGGCCAACTGCTGGACTATCTAGAGAAACAACCGGGAGAGAGCCGAGAATGGCCTCTAACCTGTTGAACAGGTAACGTGCAGTACGCCAATACCCTCTAAGGTAGAAAGCATTGGCGGCAGCCGACACGCTGATAATCTCAGTGTGTTGTCGCCGATCTGTAGGGATGAAATGTCGGACATAGGTTGGTGTTACCACCCGTCCTTCATAAGCATCCGTACCACATGACTCTCTGAACCTTCCAGTCCAGAAAGACTTGTGTACATTTACCTTGCAACTGTATTTATGCAGGTAATCACAGACCGTAGCAGCTTCGGATGCGGGGACGACGATGTCGTCACCGTATACGAAAATCTCCCGTCCGACTTGACGGACGGACGAGAGATCAAACGGGAGATTGCGCTTCCTTAAAAGGCTTATTACACATATAGTGTAAAAATACATAGCCTCAATAGGGAAGCACAGAGCAGATCCCATAGACGCAAACTTCACTAATGGCCCAATAATTTGGCCATTAGGAAGCTCGGCATGCGTGGTTCTACATGATTGGATAGCCTCTCTCATTAAGGGACTACCAAACATGCACATAGCAATAGAGTTGTTAACTCTATCGCTAGCATCGGAGAGGTCTAGCGTTGCTAGACTTCCGTCGATGGAACCGATCAACGCCAACCTCTGGTTAATGGATTGATCAGTAAAGTTTACCTGACCACCCGTTAACGAGTATCTCTCGATCTTATCGTAAAGATAAGATCGGAGTGATTGCTGGACAAATTGTGCAGCAACCGGTTCAGCGGCGATGATCCTTGGGCCCTTCATCGTCTTCGGAACAAGAATCACTTTCGAGGGTGATTCGTTCGCAGGCGACAAGAACGTGATCTTCTCGAATTCCGTATTCGGTTTTTGGCCTTCCAACTCAGCTTCTTCAGTGAGCGGGATTGAAGCCCCAAGGGGCAAACCAAAACCGAGGAACGGGAAGTATCGTTCGAGACGTTCGTGCCAATACCGCCAAAGGTATTTTGAGTTACCTCTAATACCTTCCGCGGTAGTTCCTGGACCATGGCTTGGGATCATATTCTGAGGATTAAAATCCCCAAATAGAGGATCCCAGATAAGACGACAAACGCGATTAAAGTCGCGTAAATCGTTCGCCATGACTTTAGACGAAGCGAGGGTCTGCTCAATGGTGGCAAACCCCTGGATAGCTTCTTTCTCCCTTTCGGGAGAACAGGCACTCTGTAACTTTGTGTAGAGCCGACAAATCTGCCGGACAGCTGCAACAAAGTCACTAGTAGTGCAAGAAGCATTTCTGGGGGAATCATACATTACTCCTGTTTGCCTATCGAAGACATGACTAAGCATACCCTGTAAGAACGCAGGGATTGCTTGTTCCCTTCCCTTCTTCCTACGTTTCCCATAAAAGGGATGGAAGGACCGAAAGGAATTCGAGTCAATCCTCCGATTTGCCAAACTTCTTTCGAAGTCTCGGCAAAAGGTGGGGAGGGTGATCGTTAAAAACGATAAGCCCTCGTCTTCAGTCCTCCGACATATTGTCTCAATGTCGCGAGGATCCGGGTTAACTGCGCACTCTGCACAGGCGTCTTCGTAGACTACCTGTGCTAGATCTAGCAGGCCTTGCACCATTGCTGGTACATGGCAGTGTTCTTTCACCTGACGGTGCAAAGGACACATGCTTTCCTCCATTCCTGGGGGTGAAGCATCCGTCTACCATGGGTTTAGCGAAGGTAACGGCTTAATAACTCGCTCGCTGTATAAGCGATAACGAGGAGTTCAGCCAGAATAGTGATTACGTGAGCAACTATTTCTAGTAGTCGTTTCACCACATCCTCCTTCTTGACCGACCTCCATCACTGGAGACCAATCGTCACTGAACTATTAGTCTTCCGCCATATTTCGATATAGCAGAGGACGCCACCGTCTCTTCTTACGGAGACAGTGACAAAGCTCAGCGTAATTCCAGCCGCTCCACACTAGGTAAATCTCAACGTCTCGTTTTACGAGATGCTGAGCATTATTACCCAGCATGCTGCGTAAGCTGGTATCGAAGACAACATGGCATGAGCACACGGCCCATACAAATGTTGGCCCTCAATGCTCGTTTCCGAGGACACGCTCAACGATGCCACCACTGGTGGTAGTGAGCCAAGTCTTCAGACCCGCAACGATATCAACCATTCGGGCATCAGTGATGCCGAAATTCGGTTGATCGAAAAGGACCTGAACAACCCCGGTTACTTTCGTATTCGAATCAGACTGTCCTATCGGATTATCCGCTACGACATCTTCTTCGAATCGAATGACAAACCGCGTGTTCCGATTCTGTTCGGTATACCCGATTTTTAATCGGTGTAGACCGTCAGCAGAACGGTAAAGACTTGTATTCCCTTGATTATTAATCAAGGGGAGACTGATGGCAACGCCATCAACAGTGATCGATTGTGGATCGGTCAACATAGTAGATAGACCTCCTTAGATCTTTCTCTCTGGGGTGTTTATCAGTAGTCGGCCGCGGGAGCCCCCAAGCTTCCCCGGTTTACTCAACTATCTGATCCCATATCCCTAGAACACCCGGGTAATACCGAGTGTACCAAGGATAGCAAGTTGCTTAGCAGACAGATCGCTGCTATGCAGGTTAAAACCAAACGGTGATGCCTTTGCCCTATGTTTCGAATCCATTTTCTGGATCCAAGACATAGTCGTCTCCCGGCCATCTATTAAGAAGACCGTAGCGTAATGCTCCGTACTCTTTTCAATACGGCGCATGACATAGGCATATCGTGCGACGAGATTGTCGTCCATGCTCTCAGAAATACTCTTGTAAAACTGAGAAACATTCAGACCCCAATCCGCCAGCCACGACCAAGGAGTGAGTTTCCAGATCACAGCTGGGTTGACTCTGATCCCGTAATAATGGATCAACGACATCACGTATTGATAACGTGAAAAGTCAGCCAAACTCAGCTCTGGTATCCAGTACTTGAATTCAGCACTAAACCAGGTTTTCTCGTTCGTTTCGTGAATGAAACGCGAGTACCCACGTGTAGTGTTTCCATCAGGTGCTGTGTCCCAGCGCGTCAGTCCCGCTATATCCGGATACACATAAGCATAGTGATCCGAATATAACTCTTCTGACGTTTCGGCGATCTTACGCACGGTGCCCCTTCTATGGACGAATCGGCCATTCTCCTGCTTCTGTTGTAAATACCTTTTCTTGGTATCAACAACAGCTTTGTAGGTATTGACCATATCGCCAATAAAGGGTGCCCAACCAAATACATGGTTGAGAAAGTGGTTAGCGAGGTAGTTGGGATTCATAGCCAGATCCTTAAGGATCCGGCCCCCAGCTCTACTTCGAATCCCTATTCCGACACTCTCCATACTACTATGGTAGAGATCACGGAACCCGCCAGAGCTCGTTTTTAATTGCTCTGGCAGGTCTTTCAGTTCATAAATGACTGAAGTTAGGTCAACCGCTCTCGCATTTGGCTTGAAACGATCCCAAGCCTCAGCACCGAACTCTGTCGCTTTCCCATAATCAGAATTAGGGTCTACGAGCCCCCATGGGGGTGGATCCGGGTGATTCCCGAACCAAGTGGGTACGAACCCACCATCGTAGATAACCTTGAATCCGGGGTCACCGTCTTCGACGTGACAATAACCGGAAACCTGATGCCATGGTGTTCTCTGTTCGAGGATCCGTAAAGGACCCCCGAAATCGGAATTCTCGGGTGTGGGATGTACTCCAGTCGCTGAGAAACGCCACATGTTAGGGCGCTTTCTCAGAGGTGGATGTAATTCATCCCACATCCTTTTCCCAGAAACCCCGGTAGGATCGTACCAAGGCCTTGCGTTTGACACATAAACATCAGTGCCATAACGCCAAGACGTCAGGGTACCAACCTGAACCGGGATATTCGAATTGGGATCAAGAGATTCCCGATATCGAGACTGCGACATAGTATCCTCCTAGGCTGTTTGATTAAAAGGCTCCGCTGCTCTCACGAGTGCGCTAACCAAAGACCTCCCGTAAG